ACTTCACTATCACTAGTAGAAGGGGACTTCTTAGTCCACACAATCATATCTGTTATAGAGCCTAAAGCTAGAGGAGCTCTTATCAGTTTGGGCATTTCCTTATCGCGCAAAAAGCGTCGTTTCAAGTATGTTATTTCATAAATGTTCTCAAACTGAAAGTTGACTTCTTCTCGTTTCTGGGAATCGGTATATAAAATTCCGATGTTACCAAAATAGGTGACGAAGTCTTGAAAGTTAATAAATTTCCTTAGAATAGAAGATAAAGCTACGACATGATCGTCGCCATAGTACGCGTCTTCTATATTTTCTAGTAGAAAAGTCGGAGTTATTTGTTGGCCAGTTTCTTGGACAAAGTGTTTCTGTTCTAACATGTCAATGATGGCAGTAAGAATGTAGAACCAGTTACATAGGGAGTTCAAGGGTGCGGTGACTGGAGCACCTGAAGGCATACCACTCCTTTTACGAACAAGAGTGTTAAGTACCAATACATCTGTATGGATAAAAGATAATACTAAAGCTATTCGAGCATTTTTATTTTCTTCTCCGTCATCATACCAGATATTAACGGCATCTACAGCTTTTAAAAAAACGTCTGCCATAAGCTTACCATCCCAATTAGTGTAGTCACCAGCGATTAGAGATTCTTCTCCGAATCTAGTCAATCGTTGAAAAAGCAAAGTCCAATCAAGCGAAGTAGGATTTATCCCAACGGATATCGGGGCTGTCACACAATTTTGCTGCATCGCACCCATAAAAACTCCAAAATATCTTCGCGTAAGTAAGGAAATTTCTAAAGGAAGACACTCAAAAGTTCGAACTTTCGCATTTTTAATTTTCTTCGAACTTACTAATTCGTCCTTCATATTTTCGTAGGCAAAGTATGATGGTATAGCACCTGAACGAATGATTTTCTCAGTCTCCTCATATCGATTATAAAAATATGTAGATAATAATTCCCCCTGAAAAGTTGGGCCATCTGGGTCATCATTGATCTCATAGAAAGGTTCTTTTCCTGTATTATATGCGTCATTTATGTCTTTAATCAAGGCCGACTTTCCTTTGGTTCCTCGTGATAATTTAACATAAGGGAATCCCATACTAGTTCTTACATCAATGGGGATCATAAATCCAGGAATTCCATTCAAGGTTTCACTAAAGGTAAGCAAGCGTTTAGTCACATTTCTTGGCACTATTGATGATAAAGCTGTCAAGATAGTTACATAAGCCAATTCTAAAGCTTGAGTAGGGAAAGTATGTGGGGCCTCAGCATATTTGTTCAAAGCTAGTGAGATCGGCTTCACTCCGGCTTGGCGTATCTCATCATCAACTCTTGGATCTTCTAGAGAAAAAGTTGGGGAAGCCCTATTAGATTCAAAAAATTCATTGCCCTCATGAAGATTGATCTTTGTAATCTCAGACAATTTCATCTTAGATGTTGTGGCAGGAACTGAAGCAAAGGCATTAGGGACTAAGCCCCAAGCAGGCAAGTTCTCATCATTTTGTATTTTCTTACTGCCCTCAACTTGCATTGGATCTTGAGTTAAAATGAAGGGTTGTAATCGAGTCTTGGGCTCAGATGGAAATTTATCTTCATCTAAGTCTTTCATAAACATATCGATCATTTCATATGTTATTAATTGAGCCATGCCAGTTCCTTTATTTCCAGCTACATGTATTCCAGCCATGATTCCATCAATGCTATTACTCGAAACTAGAATCATTGATCCACAGTCTCCTGGTGCTGTCATCACTGAATAAAGAATTGCTCGTGCGATTTTTCGCTCAAAAATTTTTTGGTCATCGTCGACATCCTCAATAGAGGTTTCCGTGTCTAACTGGGCATAGGCATTGTCTGCATTGAAACCTCGCAAGAACAATATGGGGGAGGAATTATCCAACAAGGGAATATCTCGTTCTCGCAGTAAAGTATGCATAATATTTTTGAACTGGTTGAATACTAATGGAAGTCGTAATATGGCCCAATCAGAGTGGGTCTTAGTCATATCACCTGGCATATGTAAAAAAGAATTCTTAAACCGAAAATAGGTGGAGACCCCATTATGTTTTACTCGGATCTCCTCATCTTCCTTGAACATTCGTGCAAAGTGGTTGGGAACTAAAACAAAGCGATCTTTTAAAGCTGTCCCTCTTAAAACTACAACCTCAGACGGACCTCGATGAAAGGACATGGAATTTTTTGACAAAGCCAAACGTTTTACGGAGAAATTCTCATCTATTCCTTCAGGGCACATCGCTCTAACCATCTCAGCTGAAGTATTTGTCTTAATACCATGATCTGCGAAAATTGCTTGCACTTTCATAGCCATTGCAGTCTTTCCTTTTGCTGATCCATCATACACTATTCCTTGTGGCGTCATTCGAACATGTTTTGTTGTCCTAGCGGACGGGTCATATGCTGGTAATGCTTCCATAATCAAAGCTTGTTCTTTTTGTACAGTTACAGCAATTTCTGACACTGTTTTAGCGAGTGCTCCTCGATATTGCTCTGGAGCTGAATCAATGAAAGCTTGAAGTGAATTTGTATCATAATCTAAAGATGGAATTACCAAGTGAGCACTTTGTACCAAGTTCTTAACTGCTTTAAATAGCTTAATTCCGGCATATAGAGTGCCTACTACCGTGAGTGCTTCTGCGATCAAAATCGCTCTATTCACTGTTTTGGGTGTGAAAAAATCAAAAATTCCCTCAGGTTGAAATGGATTTCCATAGCGGACAGTAAAGTCAAGGTCAAGATTTAATTGATCTTCCAAAATCTTGCCAGAATGATCATAGGAACTTGTCCAACCAACCAGGTCAAAATCAGAATCCAAGTCATCATAAAATCCTAAACGTTTGTAGTGTTTAGAAACACAGTTATTGTAACGATTAATACCACACTGGCGATAAACACGCTCCTGGGCTCGAATCGCTTCCCATGCCATATACTCCTCAGGCTCACAGGGATTAAAGTATTTCCAAACTGTAGTTTCCTCTGGTAACATCATTCCAGCATCCAATGCCTCTTCAAAGGTTCGCATATGCTTAGGAGTCAAGTCATTATAATCAAAATCAGCCACTGTCAAATCTAAGCCATTATTAAATATACGCGTGGCATTACAATATTTCCAAGTACGATACTTATCATAGTACAAGCGAACAGGTGAGCAACAAACAAATGGTGTAAAATAATAGGTTGCTTCAAAGTCTTGGTTTGGACGCGGGTCTAAAAGTCGAATGCTGTGTTTAATCTTCTTTCCTGAATATGGCTCTACCAACAAGCAAGTTTCTCGATGATCTTCAACAA